TCAGTGTCAAGGTAGGCGTAGTTGGTGAAAACATCCCACTTGTCAGTAGCCGCCGCGGAGCCCCAAGTGATACGGAGCTCAACATCGTGGTACTGGAGGGAGATGAGAGGGATGGCGGTCTGCCAGTTTTCACAGAAAGCAAACCTGAGGGGGTAGAACCTGTAGGATGTACCACCGTTGGCCAGATCAGCCGAAGGTGATTTGGAAGCACTGGTCGCAGAAAGACGGGGTGCAACCAGGGTAGAGTAGGTGGAATCCTGTTCATCAATCACCTGACCACCGACGAGGAGTTCAACCTTGGCAATTTTTGTCAACCACTGGGCTTGAGTGTAAGGAATGGTCTTGGTCCCATCATTGGGGACGAGATAGACATATCCGAGCATATCACCCTTGCGCTCGAAACGGACGGTGGACATACCACCATTCGCGACATTGCCTTGGATGACCTGACGCTCGACAGTTTGGGAAAAGTTTGTATGACGTTTGTAAGTGCTCCTGAAAAAGCTTACTTCGGGCTGACCAACAAGGTGGACATCCTGGGCACCGACAGCAACGAGTTGGGCAATACCGCCAGACATTTTATAATATAGTGAGACTTTATTTTTAAGCTCGGGTTTCTTACAAACTGGGATACAATTTGGAAGAAATGAGGACGACTTCTATGAAGTCGGGACTTAGATAGAATCGGTGCATGTTTTCATAGTTTTAAGTTTATTGTAAAGGAGTTCATAGACGTTGCCTATGGCAGGTGTATCGGATTCAACTTGGACTTGCATACCACCAATGTCTCCAGAACCAGACACCCGCAATTCAGGGGTTACCCACATGGTGAAGCGACCTTGGACGATGTACTTGGTAGTGGTGGTCGTGACTATTTCGGAGTTGGCCACGAAAATCTCGTTCTTCTCAACCTTTTTTACCACTCTGATTTCATTCCCTGCGACTGAAGCATATGGGTTAGTAACAGTGAGTCCATTGGTGAGCGTAATCGTTTCGTTGATGATGACCCCCATTGTTTTATTATATTAAGATGTTATTTTTAAGCTTGGGGAAATTCAAAGGTTTGATACGAGAGAAGCCCCATGGACTTTGGTCGGGATGGGTTAACCACAATGATATGTACACCCCACGAAGACTGCGATGTGTACAGCATTCGCTTCATCTGTTTGGGCACCTGAAGCGTCCAAGTATCTGATTTTATAAGATTTTTCTTCTGGGTTTTTTTAAACATAAATAATTATTTGTATATATAAATGTACGCCAAACTTACTGACGAAGTGATTATGGAAGTTCTAAAAATATTTTTAGATGCGGGTGTTCAAGAAGTACCCAATCCCAGTGAGATCCGTGAAGAATTTGAAATCATAGATAAAGTGTATATTACCGAGCAAATGATAAAAAGTGTTGAATATAATATCGCTTGTCATTTAGATAAAAAATATAATACGGGTGATCGACACGTCGATGGTCTTGCGGGGAAATGGAAATGTTATGGCCGGGATTGATATTATTTAAAAAACAAATTCGGTGATAATCTTGGTGGCAATGATATTGTCAGTTTTAATAAGAAAATTCCAAGGTGTGAACACATTGTAAAACAGATAATCCAGAGAAAAATGGATATGTGATGTATGGTGTCATAAAGCGCAATATTAAAGATATAAACAAACTATTAATAAATGTTTCACTATTTTACAAAACCCAGGGTTATACCAAACTTTTTGACAGATGAAGAAATTGATTACATAAAACAAAACACTACTGGTAAATTTTCTAGATCTGGTGTATCTGCGTCTGTATATTCACGAAGTATGAATTTTAATAAAAGGGATAGTGAAACGGCGTGGATAGATCATAAAAATCACATTTTAAAACAAATATCTGATAAATGTGCAACTATACTTGATAAAAAACAAATTAATCATGAAGATCTTCAAGTAGTGTACTATAAAACAGGTGGTTTTTTTAAACCACATCAAGATTGTATCGATGAAAAATGCACAAGAATGTATGCATTTATAATGGCTCTCAATGACGATTATGAGGGGGGTGAAACTGAATTTCCTAATCTAGATATGAAATACAAATTAAATAAAGGTGATGCCCTTTTTTTTCATCTCAAGGATAATCATGGGTTAGAAACTTCCAGTGCTTTACATGGAGGGTTACCTGTAAAGTCTGGTGAGAAACTGATTTGTAATTTATGGGTGCATAGGGGTGATGGTCATCGCAGTGGTACGGTTTGTTGGATGGTTTAAATACTATCCACGATTGTCCAGGTTGTCTCAAGCTCACCAATTTTTCCGTACAAAAATTGGTATAGATTGTTAGTTGGTAATTCAGGTACATCAAACCCATATGGTATTCTATGGATAGATTGCTTCCCTGATTCAGCTGCGGTTTTGTTGAACCAAAAGAACAATTCTCCATCTATCCTATATCCACCCCCCTCTAAATCAGCCTCTGTTAACTTGTGTATTTTTGGACTGGACATTTTGAATGATGCGTACGTGGTGGTAAGAGTGAAGCCGTTTTCCAGTTCAAATGGTTCTTGAAATGTGACTAGAATACCCATTTTTATTATACACTATGATAATATTTAAATTTTAACTATTTGTCCCAATTTGGTACCATCTCGCGGTAAACGCTCCAAGAGCAAATTGGCTGGCCGTTTTCACTCGGAGACCACTGGCAGTAATACCAAGGGCCATCGTTCCACTGACAGTAATACTGTGGTCTAGACCGTTAGGTGCGTGTGACGTCGACAAAAGTTTGACTTCATTGTACTGGGGACCGTTACTGTTGGTTCCTATGGGGTACCAGTCCACCAACGCGGCGCAACTATACGGTGCATATGTACCTCCGGCAGTTGGATCATAGCGAATCAAGACTTTGTACGCAGTGTTTCCGGTTACTGTATTCGTCGGAATCAAATTGAAATAAGTTGCACTGGTACTAGCAGCTTTATTTATGGTACTGTTGCCAATCCATGGGCTAGTAAAAGATACTGAACCCCTCACATCAAGTACACTACCTGGATTCGTTGTCCCGATACCGACGCCGCCATATTGTCCAAGTGTAACCAATGCACCACCTTGCGACCGGAGTTCCAGTTGCGCCCTGAAGTTACCCGAATTATTATATTTATCATGTGCCTGTATGGAAGCAAGTGGGGCCGACAATTCATTAGCATTACCACCCTCATGGAAATATATTGCATTCGAAAGCCTGACTCCTTTATAAGCTGGATTCGTGAGACGGATATTCCCACCAGCACCCACATCAATTTTTTCAGCAGGACTTCCCGTCCCGAAACCGAATTGGGCTGAGTTATCAATGACCAGAGCGTTTGTTCCACCCTCAGCACTACCACCTGTTGCGTTCACAAAAAACTCAAAGTTATCATAAGAAGTCAGACTTACTCCATTTGCGCCAACTTTTCTCCGTATATGACCGACATTGGTATCTATGCTAAACTCACCACCCGCTGCATCATTCGTTCCTGTTGTCACTCGTATTGTTCCTCCTACTTCCAATTTGTTCTCCGCAAGTGTCATCGTGGCGGTACTCTCACCACCGAGGTGCCAGTTATGATACGAACCCCAATACTTAAGTCCACGCCACGCCGTGTTTGGGGCTAACGAAATTATAGATGCGTGTGAGTTCGTATAGACACCAAAACCAAGACCTTGTGAATTTCCGTCCGCCATATCACCGAAAAGTACTTTAGTGGCGTCCCACGAGGAAGCTTCCGCCGACGCGTCAGCAATCTGTACATGTAATTTCCCAAGGGGACCAGTCGTCCCGATACCGACGTTCCCTGTGTTACTAAACGTGTGTGAGAATAGAGCTGACCCAATTGTGGCCGAATCTACACCCGGATCGCTTACGGCGGCAGCGCCACTGACAAGTTCTTTAACAAAAGAACTAGTTACATTACACTCAACTTTCATGGACATTGAAGGGAAGGAACGAATAAACGCGTATATTTCGAATGTAGTCCGAGTACTACCTATATGTTTAAACTTTACCTGGTCAATGACAGGATTACCATGTGAGTATAATCTACCGCTTGCATTTGCAACAGATGTAGGATTATTATTATTACATGAAGCGTAAAGTATGGTTTCACCACCTCGAGCTTTAGTCTGTGCACTATATCCATTCATACCCAGAAAACTGATTTTCAGACGGGCCGCAGTATTCGCTGCCGTCCATGTACCAATCTTCCTCCAACCAGTTACGTCGCTAAAGGCGTAATGATCTTGATGTTGAATCATGGGACTTCCGTAGAGGTGAAGTTTATCTCTCGGAGTCGTCGTCCCGATCCCGACTTTGCCGTCAGCGCGAACAGTTAACTTTTCAGTTAAAGTCGTACCCACAGCACCATCGGCACCCAACACACCGAATACACCTTGATCGCGATCATCTGATCCAAAATAAATGGCACCAGCTGCAGTCAGCCCCCCGGCAGCAGCTCTAATTTCTACGGTATTGTCTGTTTCAACTTTGTTTTTTATATTCAAACCAATAACTTTAGCACCAAAACCAACGCCAGTATTGACGCCGTATGAGTTGAGTACATATAAATCCGATGTAGAATTGATTCCACCCCTGATTGAGAATGCTGGTGTCGTACCAGTATTTGGGCCACCAACAATGTCTAAAGCGGAGATAGGAGCATTCGTCCCGATACCGACGTTGCCGCCACTCTGGATGCGCATTCGCTCAGTTAAAGCACCATTCTCACCGGTTCTTGTATTTAAAAGTATATGACTACCAAAAGCAGCATCATCTTTTGCCGAAATGCGAGCACCAACGGGATCTTGAGTATCGTAGCTTTTGAAGTCTATATTAACATCGGCGTTGAGTCCGGCATTCTCACTTTCTAATAAAAGTGTAGTTGTATTTTTTCTAACTGTTAACGCGTAACCTGGAGTCGTCGACCCGATACCGACCCTATTCCCCACCGAGTCCACGAAGAGGGTGTTTGTATCCACCGCCAAGTTTGATGAAATGGTAACATCTCCTGGAAAGGCTTGGACATTCGTCGCTGCCATTTATAAGTACCGCACAATTTTTTTAGCAGTCTGGGACGCCCCTAAAAAAATTGATGTTTGAAAAGTTTTGGACGAAGCGTTTAGTAGCCGAACGTGATTTTAGTTGTGGAACCCTCGATGATATTTGTCACTGCACCGTCCTCATGGGCTGAGATATATTCGATGAAGACATTGTAATTACCACCCGACGAGTTTGTCATATTGGTTGTTGGTGCGAAGGCTACAGTTGTTGTTGTAGCGGCAACTGCGATATTCCACGGGTTTGTACTCGTATTACCAAATACACTCGTAGGACCTTTAGCAATTACTAGAGGTGTCCCCCCTGTTCTATGACCACCACCACACTCCATCGAAAGTGTACTGACTTCATTGTGATCCTCAATGAGGTGTGCCACAATCTTGGCATAGAAGACGTGGGCAGAAAATGTAATTTTAATCGTCGAGTCTGCTATAGTCTGTCCGTTCGCTATGACATCTGTAAAAGAATATGTCTTCTTTGTCACTTGCCCCGTATTTATGATGAGACCCCCAGTGACATACGCGCGTTCCCCGACGAATACATCCTTCGCTATACCGACACCACCAGCTGCCTTGAGAGCACCTGTAGTTGATGATGTCGATTCATCGGCATTTGATAGGGTCACCACACCATCTAGAGTGGCGGCGGCACCGAACAGGGCACCCGTGATACCCACACCACCTCCAACTACGACGGTACCAGTACTTTTAGAAATAGAAGCAGTTGTACCCAACGCATGTAGGTTTGTGGTGTTTACATTTGAAGCGACACCTATACCACCTGAGACGATAAGAGCGCCATTTGTTCTTAATTTAGACTCAGTTGCATTGGTCACCTTGGTAATCCCGTCGAATTCAGCTGTAGAACCAAACAGGGCACCTGTGATACCGACACCACCTCCAACTACGACGGTACCGGTACTTTTAGAAATAGAAGCAGTTGTACCCAATGCGTGTAGGTTTGTGGTGTTTACATTTGAAGCGACACCTATACCACCCGAGACGATAAGAGCGCCATTTGTTCTTAATTTAGACTCAGTTGCATTGGTCACCTTGGTAATCCCGTCGAATTCAGCTGTAGAACCAAACAGGGCACCTGTGATACCCACACCACCTCCAACTACGACGGTACCGGTACTTTTAGAAATAGAAGCAGTTGTACCCAATGCGTGTAGGTTTGTGGTGTTTACATTTGAAGCGACACCCAAACCACCTGAGACGATGAGAGCACCATTTGTTCTTAATTTAGACTCGGTTGTGGAGAATATCTTAGCGGCAGCACCAACATTTAGGTTTTCTTGGGTACTGATACCACCCGCAACCTTGAGGGCACCAGCAGTTGCTGAGTCTGAAGTAGTATCATCGGTTAGATTTACCACACCATCTAGGGTGGCAGCGGCTCCAAATAAGGGACCTGTGATACCGACCCCACCAGTGACAATAAGGGCACCTGCATTTTTAGCACCGGATGTCGTATCATTGGTCACCTTGGTTATACCATCAAATTCAGCTGTAGAACCGAACAAAGCACCTGAGACACCCACACCACCCGCAACTACTACGGTACCAGTGGTTTTAGATGCTGAAGCGGTTGTGCCCAATGCATGAAGGTTTGTGGTATTCACATTTGAAGCGACACCTATACCACCCGAGACGATAAGAGCACCATTTGTTCTTAATTTAGACTCAGTTGTATTGGTCACCTTGGTTATACCATCGAATTCACCAGTAGAACCAAATAGAGCTCCAGATATACCTACACCACCAGCAACGACAACAGTACCAGTACTTTTAGAAACAGAAGCAGTTGTACCCAACGCATGTAGGTTTGTGGTGTTTACATTTGAAGCGACACCCAAACCACCTGAGACGATAAGAGCACCATTTGTTCTTAATTTAGACTCAGTTGCATTGGTGACCTTGGTAATCCCATCAAATTCGGCGGTAGAACCGAATAGAGCACCTGAGACACCAACACCACCTGCTACAATTAAGGCACCTGCGGTTTTACCATCGGAGGTGGTAGTACCATACACCTTGGAAACACCCCCAATGTGTAAGTTTTCTTGGGTACTGATACCACCAGCAACCTTGAGGGCACCTGATGTAGCCGTGGTTGAAGTAGTAGTGTCAGTTAGATTCACTACACCATCTAGGGTGGCAGCGGCTCCAAATAAGGGACCTGTGATACCGACCCCGCCGGTGACAACGAGGGCACCCGCATTTTTAGCACCAGATGTC